CCACGCAAGACAGCCTGTGCGTTTGGAGACAAATAGTCAGCCTCGTCAAGTAGCACAATCTTAAAGTCGCCCCAAGGCATACTGCTACAGAAGCGGGTGATGCGGTCACGGATAAAGTCAACGCCGTTATCACGACTAGCGTTAATGTACATAAAGTCAGCTTCCTGGACGCCTAACTCATGTGCTAACACCTTAGCAAGTGTTGTCTTACCAGTACCAGCGCCACCATGGAATAGCAAGTGCGGGATACTTTTATCAGCAATCCAACTCATTACTTGCTTGCGTTGCTTAGGATCCTTGAAAACATAGTCCGTTACGGTTTTTGGGCGATACTTTTCAACCCACATCTCTTTAGCCATTATTCACCTTTATTTTTCATATGTTCGTGTTCCCAATATTCATCATGTGTCATTTTGGGTAGTGCAGCATGGCGAGCTTCTGTTGCTAGCCTGCGCTTACGTGCTTCACGTATGCTCCACCAAAAATATACTTTCCAGAATACACGTTTAGTCTTGCACCAGTCAAGTGTTTTATTGATCCAAGAGTTTATGAAAGGGGGCAATGTCATTATCTTTAAGATAAGTCAAGGACATCGCTTATCATTAATAGTTCTTCATTGTCTAAAAGGAAGAACTTATCCTCTTCCTTCATCGTGCCTTTAAGGTCAATGCCTCGGCTCCAACGTCCATGTGGTACTAACACATAATCGCCTGTTTTAACTTCGTCTTGTTCAGGACCAACATGTGTTACTTCAAACCAGCGTGGACGGATTGAATCTTCATCCAGGTTCTTTGCACGAATTATAAGTCCTGCTTTAGTAGAGCGTTCCGAACCAATCGGATCGCACATCATTCCAATAATTTTATCACCTAATGGTTTAAATTCTCGCATCATTTGATCTCTCTTACATCCATGCTACCGTCATCGTATTCGACTTCAATGTAGCGGGTTCCGTCTTCACGTGTTTTTTCTTCTTCACGGACTATATTGGAATCAATAGGGTCCGGCTCTTTCTTTGTAACTTTCTTCTTTGGCGCAGGTTTTTGTGCGCTTGGTGCTTCACTCAACTTGCGCTTCTCTGGTGCACTGGTTGTGTTATGCTGCGCTCTTGCCTTCGCCTGTACTGTTTGAATCACGTTGCCACTCTTGTCAATGCGATCACCACGGGCGTTCATAGTTATGTTGCCGGGTGATACAGCACGTTCTTTTTCATTTACTTTAGCAAGTGCAGCCATGTCAATAACACGACCTCTTGCTGTTCTAACTTGTTTCATTTCTTTGCCGCCGCCTTTCTTTTATTCCACGGTGATATGAGCAACTCTGGGTCTGACCGTAGCCCTGCCTCAAGGGTTGTAACCTTGCCGCCATTTTTGAGGTACTCGTCAACAGCTTGTTGGTTCTCTAGCTCTTCTTTTTCACGTTCGTTCATTTTAGGAATTCCTTAATATCCAGGTCATATTCTAGTGAGTCTACACGATGTACATCTAATAGGAATAATACATAGCTAGCTACACTAGATCCACGTCCAACGCCCCATACCATATCGTGCTTGCGCAGAGTATCAACAAAGTATTTCATCCAACATAGAACAGTCATCATATCTCTTGCTCTAAATTCAATCAATTCTTTCTCTACTCGTTGCCTTTGTGCATCTGTATTGCATTTACTTAGCAGATAATTATCCAGGTTGAGATCCTGGTATTCTTGTGGCATGTGCCAATCATCTAGATTTTGATGTATAAATGTGTCAGGATCAAGATCACTCTCCTCAGCCCAGTCTGCTATACCATCAAGACCGTATTCATTGCAGTTATAATTGAATCGTTCTATCCACTGTGGTTGATCAACAACTAGGTTGTTGATCTCATCACCACGATAAAGGACATCAACCATGTCATTTTCACTTACAATGACTTGGTGCAATGCATTAGTTTTCATACGATCCACTGTTCTCCATCATCGTCCTTGGTGCGGTTACGCTCAAGTTCATTTTCAGTGTATAAATCCAACTCAGTCTCTGCTATCATTCGATCGATCTGCTCACAGATCTGCCAGCTTGCGCCAGCCTGATAAGCCTGCAACCGCTTTTTAAGTAACGATTGCAGTCTTGTATCCAGTTCTTGAATAGGTGTTGTTTTTGCGTTTTTCTTTACCATTATGATATGTACTTATATATCGCCTTCTGAGCGGTTTTCTGCGCGTTCGACACTAAATTTACCTTCTGGGTAACGAGCTTGCAGCTTGTCAACATTCTGCTTGATAACGTTGTTTGGATCAAGCTTGAGTGCGTGACATGCCATCATCCAATAAAAGATAATGTCGCCTAGCTCTTTCGCAAGATGCGTGTGTAGTTCTTCAGTAAATGGCTTTCCGTGCCAGTTCAACTTTTTATTAAGCTCTGCAAATTCGCCTGCTTCGCCTGCTAGTCCAGTTACGGCAGTGTTGAACAGAACAGGGTTAATCCCCAAGTTTTCTAGTTCATGTAGCCGTTTAACGTAAAGGTCGAGGTTCTTGCTTACGTCGCTTGTAACTGTGTCTACAAAATGTCCGTAAAGTGATAGATCTGCTGTCATATTTGGTTCCTTTGATTATAATTCATTATACATTATAACTCATTGGAAAGCAACCATTATTTTAGAATTTAACTGAAACACCACAGCCGCAACCTGCTGTTGCAAGTGGATTGATAATCTCAATGTGGCTGCCTGTAATGTCGGTTAGATATTCGACTGACGATCCTATCAACATCATTAAACTTGCGCCGTCAACAGCGAAAGAGAATGTGTCATAATCAGTTATGTCGTCGTCTGCGTATAGTTCAGATCGGTCGTCAAAGATTTTCCAATAATATTGGAAACCTGCGCACCCACCGCCTTCAACACCAAACTTTACGACCTTTCCTGATGCGATGCTGTCAAAATGTTTGATAGCTGCATCACTCAATGAAACTGCCTGTTTAACAGGCAATGTGAAATCGGTCATTAGTTCTCCTGGTACTCTTCATTTTGTAGATCAAGAAATTCAGTAATTAACTGTTTCTTCTCAGTTCGGAAGTTGAGATCAACTCCAAACCGTTCTACGCTTAGTTCACAAATTGCTTGCTTAGTCATGTTGTTCAAGCTATTTCTGTTTTCTATTGGATCGCCTTCATGTGCTGGTCGTGGTTTAACAACTAGTTCTGTTGTAACATTTTCTTCCTTAATGTCATAATCATCTAGTGTCTTTGCTCCGCCGCCTACCATAATCACTCTATCCCCAATAACCATAAATGCTCGTTCAAGTTTCTCAAGTATTTCCACTGGTATCTATCCCGTTTAAAACAGGCCCAGTTCCAATTTTCCTTCGTCGGATATTTTGTCAGGGCCCCACTCCGGTTGGAATGTTATGTTAACCTCAACGTCCGTCGCTCCTACAGCAAACGCCGCAGCTACAATATCGCTGACAATCTCATCCCCTGCAGGGCAAAACGGACTAGTCAAAGTCATCAGTATGTCCACCTTGCCTTCTTTTGAAATATCAATATTATAAATCAAACCTAGATCGTATATATTGGTACTTACTTCGGGATCGTAGACATCCTTAAAACTATTTATTAGATCTTGTTCACTAACCATTATAATGTAACTTAAACATTGTAAAATGCTCCTCATCTCGTATTCTGATAACAGTCCGTTGCTCACCTAGAACAGGCGAAGTCATCCAGCTGCCATCTTTCATTTTTGGATTGTCATATATTGCAAATATATAATCTTCCTTGTGTTTTATACCTATCTCTTCTTCCAACTTGTCAGACACCCTTTTTCTTAGCGTCGTTCCCATAGTCCGCAGCATTACGTCATGACTATTATCGTACAAGTCACTTGTGAAGAAGTTAAGCACGACTACACGATCATATCCAGTCCCAGTGGATTCGAGCCAAGTAGACTCCATCATCAGTTCTAAATCATCATTCAACTGTGTGTCAACTTTATCATACTGATACTTCTGATACCTTGTATTGCCATTTAAATTCTTTTTGTAAGGGTTCAATTACAGCTAATGCTTGGGTAGGCTCAACAAATTTAGCAACCTCATACCATGTTCCGTTAGTCCAACGTTCAAGTAACCAATATTTTTCTGTCATTCAGAATATACCATCTTTATCATTGTAGCTATTTCTGGATCATTTACTGCTAGCGTAATTGCATTCCAGTAGGTCTTCCTTACAATTACATTTTCTGCTAAATTACCATGTGATAAATTAGATTTTAAGTCAAACATAATCTTATCGTTTAATACAGAGAGGGTGCAATGACGAAGTTCTTCATTCTTCAAGATGAAATCGAAAACATTGATTTCCCTGTCATCATCTTTAACCATGACATGGCGTGTTATGTAAAAGTCTTTAGTCAAGCAAGTCCTCGTTCCACTCACGATGGCCTTCACGATAAGCCATGTTGCTTTGTGTCTCGCGGACCTCTACTTTAAAGCACCACAAGCGTTTCGCTTCACTTTCGCCCCACATGTCTGGGATATAAACGCCGTTGACATACTTGTAGAGCATGTCTGCGAGCGCCTCACAGCCCAAAGCGGGTAGGATAGTCAGCTTTGCTAGCTTGCGACGTTGCATCTCTTCATAAAACTCAAGCTCTGGGTCATCTTCAGCAACCAGCGTTGTGTGATCAAACTGGTCCTTTAGTACACCCTTTAGCTCTTTTAACCCGCCGTAGTCAGCAACCCAATTGCGGGCGTCCAATTCATTTGTGCCAAAGTAGAACTTCATGCTGAAGCTATATCCGTGGTTCATGTTGCAGTGTGAATCTGCTTTCCACTGCCTGTACGCACATGGAAACTCGTCGATGTATTCCTTGGTGCTAACGTATTTGTATGTAATTGGTAGATTGCCCAAGCGTTGTGTTAGAGCTTCATCTAATCCTATTAAATTTTGTGTCATTCTCTTCTCCATTATGCGCGGAGTATTTTGAGTGGGGCGAGCAAGTCCACTGTAGGTATTTATAAAGTAATTGTCTTGCTGACACAAGACTTTGGTGCAGGGCTGTGCAGGATTTGTGTAAGTTCCACTTTAAAGCCCCTGTTATACAGTTCGCGTATTGAATTGTCCAACAGCCGCTTCAGTTCAATATTCGTTTTAGCTTTCATCTGCTTCAATTCTTCATCTGTCATCTTAATCCTGCCTCAATCTCTCTTTTAACGTTATAGATGTTAATCCACCAAAGGCACCATGCAGCAAGTATATACCATATGCCGCTTCCGCCACTTAGGAAAAGCATAAAACCTGCGGAGCCTAAATCGGAACAGACATAAATTGTTAGCCAATCCCAAAAGGTGAAGCCGTCGTAAAAACGCTTAGGTTCTTGTGGTGAGGAGCTCATCTGCCAATCCCCAATCAATTGCTTCTTGTGCACTAAAAAACGTGTCGTGCTTCATTGTTTCTTTGACTTCCTTTAGCTTCTTGTTCTTGCTGTTGTGCTGCACATAAAGTTCAGTCAGCCGGTCATTCAGCCTGTGGCTTTCCTTCAAATGGCGTTGTGCATCTTCCATCTCCAAGTCTTGGATATAAACTGCACCGCTTGTTCCTCGTGTGCCACTTGAAACACGGTGTATCATTGTGCGTGATTCTGTAAGAACATATCGTTTACCTGGAGCACCCGCTTGTGCAAGAAAACTTCCCATGCTAGCAGCTTGTCCTACAACCACAGTGGATACATTGTTCTTGATGTATTGCATTGTGTTATAGATACTAAGTCCTGCTGTAACCGATCCCCCCGGACTGTTAATATACATAGTGATGTCACGATCCTTGTCTTCCGCTTCTAGGAAAAGCAATTGGCTTACAATCACGTTAGCCATGTTGTCTTCAACTGGCCCATTGAGCATAATAATACGCTCCTTCAGCAGGCGGCTGAAAATGTCGTATGCTCGCTCTCCACCAGCCGTCCGTTCGACTACCATTGGTACTAATGTCATGTCTTTATTCCTTTTCGTTTTATGTTCATTTTTTCTCTTACATCGTTTTGCGTTGGTCCAACTTGATCAAACGCAAGTTTAGCCATAACAAGATCTTCATCATGTTTAAAGGTTAACACAGCCCAGGCAAAGCTATGAATACTTTCTGCCCAACCCGAAAAGGCATCTTCAATGATATATCGCTCTGGTGTGACACCTATATCGTATAATACATTGTGCACTTCAGGGCTAGTAAACGGTCCAGACCAGGACTCGCGGCCCACAGTGATTGACTTATCAAAGAACAAACTCACTATGTTATTATTTGGATGTGCCTCAATCAGTACCAGCATGATTCATTGCCTTGTTTATGTTGTTAACATAGTCTTCGACCATTTGGCGGAAATCGCTTCCAGCATATATTAGTTTGGCATACGTGTAAGCTTCTAATGTATTAAAGGTGAACACAGTATGGTTCCGGCTACTTTCAGTAACATTAAAATCGCCGGAAACTTGAAAACGCAACATTGATTCAGCATTTTTACTAAAGATAGTTCGGTATCCTAATCGGACTGGAGTAAGCAGCCGCCCGTTATTTTCGCTGGCATGCCAGAAGCTAGCATGCCAGACTTTCATATCACAACAAGGTCCAGCCATCGAAAATCTCACCTCTACTCCGCCGTCAGTGGTTGATGGCGTCATCATTTCTTCATATTAAAGTGCTTGAACACTTTGCGCAGTGCATTGGCCTGTGCTTTTGCATCCTCTAGAGCATGGTGCTCTAGATAGCTTTCATCTTTGCGCAAATCGTAAGGCATACGCTTGAGGAATTGACGGCTGTCACCAACGTCCCAATGTGGCCACGGAACAGGCTCGCCCATTTGATTGTACATATGTTCCATGATAGTTGTGTCCATAAAGCCCTGTTGCCAGATACCATTACAGCCAACATACCATTTCTTAAGAGCGCGAAGCATAGTGCGGACATCTACACGATCATCGTCACTAAATGCTTCGTTCTGTGCCGCAGCGGTTTGTCGGCCCCACCAAGTTAGTGTGCCATCATCAATTACTCTGCCAAGCTTGTCTTGCTCTTCAATGTCCACACGCATATATAATTCACTATGCATTGGTGCTTCATTGAAGGGATCAAACTTTATGCAGCCAATTGTTAGGACTTGCGCATCAGGCGAAGTCGCCATCGTCTCCAAGTCTATCATACCCCATGTTGTCATTATATTTCCTTTGTATTACATTACACTATTTGCAGTGCAGTGTCAAGTAAGTATTAGGACTCATCTGTTTCAAGCCCCCAGCTTAGTTTTGCCATAACAAATGTTTCATCGTCATTGAATGTGATAATGATACTGTCCTTCCAAAACTCAATCCCATTATCATAAGAAGGGTAATTCCAGCCTGGTATATGATAATCCACACCTCGTTCATAGCCTTTATCTTTCATAAATTCTACAATTTGTTCTTCTGCCATGAGCCGGGTGTGTGGTTTGAAATGAAAAAAGAACTCCATAGCGCCATGCTTATATGGTCTACCATTTGGCCACGTGTCGCGAAAGGCAGTCTTTTTGGTGTTTATGTTTCCTGTATCTGTTATTCGCCTTTTCACTGACGCACCTCCGACCATTAACACTTTTTGTTTACCCATGTAAAAGTTTCACCATTATAAATTCTTCATCATCATTAAAATTGATGCGGAATGCGCATTGCTTACAGTCAAAGTCCATTGTGAGATTTTGAGAATTAATATTCCACTTATCACGTAACTCCACATGCACCAATTTAGCAAACTGTAGTTCCTGCAGTTCCGAAAATTTCTTAGGTCCGATATTCGGAAGCGCGTTACAGCTAGCATACATATGTGGACCATCAATCCAGATTACAGGTTGAAATCGAACTGGTGTCGATTTACTAAACCTCTTTTGTCGCCGAGAACCACTGTTAGCCATCTAATGCATCCAAGTCTTCTATATACTGTGAATTTGGTGTCGCTTTCTTCCAATATACAAGTGTCTTCTTTGCCTCAACAATTTCCTTGCGCAGTGCTACAACTTGCTCTTTAGTAAGGCTCATAAAGTTGAGTGCAAGCAAACGGCTGATGTCTGTATCTAGTGCAGTTGAATTTTTCAACACCTGCTCACCAACTTGCTTGCGCGACTGGTTCTTGAACAGGATTTTGTCATCCAATACACCTTCAATGAACTCAATCTTGACTTTTAGCCAACGCAAGAGTTCAACGTTCAGTTTAATTGCAAGATCAATACGCTTTTGCAACACACCTAGGCGGAAGTCAACAAAGTCACGGATAAGGTCACGCGGGTCGTCATACTCGCGCAGTACATCGTCAGGACCAATTACGTTGAGGTTTTCACTGTGGTTCTTAGCCAGCTTAAACTTGCGAAGGATCTCAGCGTCTTTCCATTTGGCTGACGTATTTTGCTTTAGAATGACCTCAAAGCGGAAGCCTCGGCTATCGGTTTGATCATCATAGCTAACAATCATACCATCATCTTCCAAGTCATCCAGGACTTTAATGTAGCTTTCACGATCATAGCCGTACGGGATTTCTTCGATGAACAGTTTTGTCTTGCCTGCCTTACGGAAAGTACCTGTACAAACATATCTGTCTGCTACACTGTCATAATGTGTAGTGCCACGGAAGTCTGGAAACTTGATGTTAATTTCACGACGCGGGGTCTTGCCTTCTAACAATGTGCGGATGTATGCTTTAATATCAGCTTCATCACGCGGTAGAATGTTTGTCGCAAAGCCTGTCGCAATGCCTGACGCGCCGTTGAGTAGTACAAGGGGCAACACTGGCAAGTAGAAAGCTGGTGGAGAAATCTCTGGATCCTCATGCTCAGGACTGAGGTCAATATCCTTGATGTATTTGTCGAAGTTTGAGCTTACTTTGGTGTAAACATAACGGGACGCACCAGCAGCTTGGACCTGACGTGTGCCAAAGCTACCACGTCCTTCTACAAGGCAGATGTTATTGCGCCATGTTGCAGCCATAAGCTGACCAGCACCAGCAGCACTTACTTCGCCGTGATTGTAACCGTAGTCACTCACGACACCAGAGACGGCACTGACCTTCTTAAAGTCACGCCGTGAGTTTTGCAGACTGGAATAGAGATAGAAACGTTGCACTGGCTTCATGCCGTCAATCATGTTAGGGATTGCTCGGCTGGCTACAGTGTATTGTGCGAAGTCCAACATTTCATTTAGTGCGACTTCGCTTAGTTTATATTGTTTATTTGTCACTTAGTTTTTTACCCTTCCGGTAATGCCTTGCAGCTTGCGAATCTTGGTGTGCGCAATGTCTTTTACCGCATCATATACTTCGTTAAATTCTTTGTTGTAGATAAAAGCAACCATCCCCACATCATTTTCATCTGGGTGAGCAAACATGTTGCCCATGTAATTATGGAAATAGGCTTCTCCGGCATGAAATACAGCTTGTTTGTATGTTTTCGATCGCATGTCAGCTTCCAATTATTACTAATTCAGGATACCTGTCTTTCAGATCATTACGGTATTGATCAGCATCAATCCAAGTACCGTTAGCATCACGGACGACCCAATGGTCATTGTGCGGCATTTTGCTGAGTGGATTAATAGTGTGCCACTCGCGCTGCGCAGTTAGCACTCTGGGGGGCATTTCACTAAACATCATGACAGGTCCTCTGCAAGCAGGTAAGTGTTGCCTTCCTGCTCTGCCTTTTCCCAGGCTTCGAACATGAAGAAGTCTTCGCGGGGAGCAGCGTAGTAAGTGATGCCCTTCTCCGCAGTGAACTCGCGGAAGATAGCAATACCTTCATCGCTATATTGCTCAACGTCACCAAACAGGGCTTTGCCTGCGGCACCGTAAGAAAGCTGGTAACCGTCCAGCAACTTGACTGTGCCGTGCATATTGACAACAAGCGCCTCGAGATTAATGTGATCAAAACGTGACATTATACTTCCTCTCCAACTGCGCGGCGGTCGCGTACATCGCTAACACCCCATGCTCTTCGTGCGATGCTTGGGCAAGTGCAATGCAGAATATCGACTACAGCACCTGTTTTGGTTTCGCGTAGCAATGCCAGTACAGGATACAGTTTGCTTACGCGGCCGTTTGCCTCGTCAATTTCGCTATCACAGTGATTTTGGATTTCAATGTAGTGCGTTGACATGTTTTATTTCCTCTTTGCTTACAATACCAATATAAAGCAAAGTGCCATGCTTGTCAAGCCTTATCCACTAATATATGGACCTTTTTTGGGTCTGTACCATATTTTCTGGTGGTGGATATGTGCTAACAATGCAGCTATCTTGCGCTTCTCTGCATCGTCTGCCGTTGCTAACTGTGCATTTAATGCAGCTTCAATCAAAGCAATGTCGTGCATATCTAAGTCAAACTTACGATTGTAACCCATTACTTGTATGCTTGTTGTCTCTGTGCTTGTTCTTCCCAATAGCTATCAGGCTGGCGTTGGGCAGTACGGAGGATGGGATCATATTTGGTGATCTTGTCTTCTACTAGGTATTCATATCGTGCAAGTGTGGCTTTCTTGATTGTGGATGCTTCAGGGCTCATTTGATCATTTCCGGTGTTTCTGCTTTCAACCATTGTTTCCGCGGTTCCGAATCTTTCCCGAACATTACTGTGAACCATTTTTCATTATCAATTTCGATAACGTCAAAGCGCGGCTGGTTGATAATGACATCGTATTCTTTTTCAGTCAAGGACGCAAGTCCCTTGATGTAACGGTGATGCCAACCCGTGTTCTTGTTCTTGAACTCACGTGCCTCGTTATAGCTGTAGAACCACTTAAGGTCCTTGCCTTTGGTAGAGATCATGATAGGAGTTCGAGTAATAGCAATGCGACCTTCTGTAAACAGACGCGGCCAAAACTTGTAGAAGAAAGATAACAACAGCCCGCTAATGTGATTTCCATCGTGATCAGCATCAGCAAGTGTTGCTACCTTTTCATAGTCCATGTTATCAATACTGTCGGGGTCATTTATGTCGAGACCCAACACTGCGACGAGCTCGCTCAGCTCTTTGTTCTTGAGAACGTCTGCAGGCTTTTTATCGAATGTATTCATAACGACGCCGCGGAGCGGAAAACCACCAACTACCTTAGGATCACGAACTTTGAGCAAGAAGCCCATAGCTGAGTCACCCTCGCAAAGGAACAGTGTGCTTTGTTTCGTGCTTGCTGCAACGTGCTTCTGTACCTTTACGCGGCGAAGTTTTTTCTGAGCGAGTGTAGCAGCCCGCTTGTCCGCGGCAGCCTTCCGAGCTACCTGAGCCTCGACAATAGGCTCGATGATGTCATCACATGCCATTACTTTCTTAGCAATTTGCTCGAATGTCAATGGGTCTGACGACTCATAGTGTCGACGTACATCGCTCTGTGAGCTTGTCAGCCGTTCTTTTGTCTGTGCGTCATACTGTGGGTTCATGAAGTTACGGGCAAAGAGAACAAAGGTCAGCCCGCTCTTGATAGTGCTACGGCTAACTTCAACCTTATATTTGCGTTTAATCATACGCACCATATCGTCAGTAACGCCGTTGATTACATAGTCGTTATACGCACCACCAAGTCGTGTGTTCACGCCGTTGATATAACCGTTTTGGCGGAAGCCGTCCTTGCTGTGGGCAATAATGAATACAACATCGTCACGTGACATAGTAACACTGCTACCATCTTCACCAGCATAGAGTTTGCTGTATTGTGTAACGTTGCGAGCTTTGACTAGCTTACCGTTCAGTTTGAATTTGATCTCAGGGAAAGCAATCTGCAAACTGTTAAGGCGATCATGAATAAGGTCATAATGATCACCTTCATCTAGATTTTTGACGCCCAATAGGCTGAAGTCAGGTCTAAAACTTACTTGCGTTCCAGAATCGTGTGTCGTCCTTTTTACTTCTTCAACTTGAGTAAAGTTAGCACCGTGTGTGCACGTCACGCGAACCTGTTGGCCCTTACTCCATGTCTCACCAATAAATTCAACACTCATAAAGTTTACACAAGCAGCGCCAACACCATTTGCGCCAATAGTAACGCGGTCATCGTCAAAGCTAGTGCCCGCACGAACTCTCGTCCATGCTGCCACAGGACGTATAAGCTTTTCGCCTGTTTCTGTGTCTGTGATTTCATCAAGTGGAATGCCTCGACCATTGTCGGTAACTGTGACTCGATTTTTCTGTACATTTACACTAACCTCGTTTGCGTATTTGAATTGAGTACGGATGGCTTCGTCGATACTGTTGTCCAGTATTTCATCGACCATTTTAAGCAGCGCAGGAACATAGCTGACGGTTTTCCATTCGCCTAGCACAAACCGCGCCACATCTTCTTTGGCAGTGCTGCCAAGATACATGCCCGTGCGCTTTCTTACATGCTCACGGGCACTCATAATCTGAAATTCTTCTTTAGACATTGTGATCCCAGTTTTTGTTATTCTTACTTATACGGCATACAAGGAGAAATGTCAATACCCAGGCTCACTATAATTTCGATCTTTGCGATACGTTGCAAAGCCCGCGAAGCCAAAGCTTGGGCAAATCATAATATATTCAGGCAACCCAACATCATCTTTTTCACCACCTTCACCAGTAATGAAATAGGCGCCAGTTTCTTCAGCACGTTCATGGACAATAGCTGTTTTAACTTTGTTAAGTATCACTGCAACCTGTAGACAATCTTCATGGGAGGCGACACTAAGGTCCGCACCCATTGCTTCAGCGAGTTGTGTATACCTACGCTGGAGATCTTCATAGCTAAGTTTATTTTCCATTATTTTTTACCTCTTCATCTACAGTTGTTATTATTTGTTCTGCGCGATCTTTTGTCGCTTCTTCAACTAGTTCATCTAAACGATATTCTTCTGGGACAGTTTGTTCCATACTAATAACACCGCTTATACGATACCATTTGCCTTTTACTTCGATAGCACATACGTCTGGATCGAAACACACAATTTGTGGTTCACTATTGAAAGCTTGGTTAACAATGGTATTGGCGTCTTTGACTTCAAGTGCAACAAAGATAGAAACGGCAGTGGGTATGATCATTAGTGCTAACATAATAGACTTGCCTAGTGCTTGCGTTGTGAGTGATTGATTATCCATTATCCAAATTCTGACACAATTTAAGAGCAACCTCAAGTTGTCCTAGTGCATCTTCTACTAGTGGATATTTATCTGCTAAATCATTGATTCGTGATCGCCCCCTAAGCATGTCAAGGACACGGTCAATAGCTTCCTCTGCATCCGGCGTCATGAACGGCTGATGGTCTCCAAATTCAATCCAGGTGTCACCATCATATACCACGAGACACTGCAACCCACTATCAAACCAAACAGTTCCACTCTGCGCGTTGTCAGGCGGATTACAGTTATTGATGTACCGTCGATGTGGAGAATAGATATATTTACTCATACATCTATTACCACAGTGTCAAGTTCGCCAATGCATTGAAACATGGTACGCCCATATTTGTGCTGCATAGTCGTATGCCAATGACCAAAATACCATTCGTCAGGTTGATGAATGTCCATTAGTGTGTCAAAAAACTGACCTGTCTTTGTTGGGTAGTGTATACCTCTGAGTAAGCCACTATCAAAGAACATTTCTTTCGACACTGTCCAAGGACAATCATGTGTGACCATTACACGCGGGCGCATAACATCATATATTTCAGCAAACCGATAAAACTCCGCAGTAGAACATTCTTCATCAGCCCACCAATCAACCTCAGGTGTACGCCGATACCAGCCTGGAGGAGCGTCAGGATTATCAATACTCCAGGCGCCGCCAATAAACATCACATCGTTTTCGATAGTGCCATCAGCAATATACCCAACCATGTCGTTTTTACACTTTGAGGGCTTGTCGTGGTTACCACGGATAAAGCGGTGACGTCCGTCAGCATGAAATTCATTTACACGGTCATGCCAGTAGTCACCATAAAAGCCGATGCCAAAATCACCAATTTGTACAGTTGGGCCGTCAAAATCAGCAATAGAATGTGTCTGGTAATCATCCAACTTTCCGTGAATGTCGCCGATGAGTAGTAATTTATTCATTTTGTTATTTTTTCTGATTTTTGATGTGAAGTTTATCTACTATGATCATATCACCATCCGGAAGGTCTACTTGGGGTAGATCGTTATCCGTGTAAAGATATGATAGAGTGATGTGGGGGCGGAAGTCTGGCCATTCGTCTTCAAGGCCATACTGTTCACCAATGGTGGATCGGATAGATCTAATTTGTTCACTGTCAATCTCCAACACTAGAGTGTTTTGCTGGTCACCAAACAAAGCAAAGCCTTTTGGCGTAATGTCGTCAACAGTTACGGCTGTTGTGCCATTACTTATCACGGCTTCATTTGAAGTAGACCAAACAGTGCTATGAAAGTCAAAAGCCATAATAGGCTGTGGCCTTCCATTGAACCGTATACTAAGATCAAATCCGTTGTCAATGCAGTAGCGACGCAAATAGTCCTGCGTCTCTTCGTCATACTGCACTTCAATATATTTTTTCACGGCTGGTGTGATTTGTGCTTCTCTCATTATTTCTTCTTCTATGGGTGTAGCTTGAATTGGCGCAGGTAATCTAGCACCTCAGCTGGTGCGTCAAGCGGTACAAATACATAACCGCCTGTTAGTTCCTTCGCAGTGTAAAAGTCACCCTGCCAGTTTGTAAACGGGTAAGTTGGGTCAACAACTGTGTTAGCTTGTAGCTTGAATTCGTCGCGCATTGTTGCAACTGTTTCGATGATTTCAGCTTTAGTCAGTGCAAGTGCAATCTTTGTACCAAACCCACCGCCGCCTTGCTGTCTCCACCCATTCATAAGATTTTGCAATCCTGTCATACTTTTTGGGGAGCCAACCGACTTGGCAATATCAAGCACATCAAAAACAAACTGTGTTGCAGCATGTCCGCCATGCGCCCAACCCTTGCCAGGATTCATCTGATAGATGTCAGTACGGGCAAGCAGGTACAACCGGCTGCCTTGATGCATGAGTGGAAAAGCTGGATCGCGTTCTTGTGTAATTACAGTCATCTGTTTACCTTTTCGTTACACAACCAATGTAACATGGTCCTTAGTACGTGTCAAGCTAAAGGACAACCAAAATGTTAGTTAAAGTCAATATAATCTTTGAAGTTATACTGTTTAAATCCTGCCATCTTGGCCATAACAAATGCCTCAGTAACATAGCGACGTATCACCCAACCCATCAGTCCTCTTGTGCTGTACGTTCCTAGCAGCTTGTAACGCAACAAGCTATCACCGTTTTTCCTATTAGGAGGGTTAGGACCATAGAAATTCATCCGTTCCCTATGCTTAAACCTCCCAGCTTGTTTTAATTCACGTGTAGTATGCTTGAGAATTTCACCATTCTCAGTCATCTTCCACTCGTAAAAATGACACTCATCAATCCAAAGTTGGCATATGATATGGTTAATTCTCCTTGGGTCTTGGAGAGCGTATTCTTCCAGGAAGATAATCTTGTTTGCGTTATTGCGCAGCAGACCCGCAATTTGATTAATGAAATATGCTGGTCTAATCAATAAGAAATAAAAGTTAAAAACGTTGATGAGTATGATGATCGTATCATACATAAACGCCATCCGGGCCACGCAGGTGTGGGCCTTCCTGTGACGGTCGCCGAATACCACCTAACTTGTACATCACCAATAGTTCCTCGAGTTCTGCTCCTAACCACTGTGTATTAGGTTTATCCAGGGCATGGATGCTCGTCTCTGCGAATTTCCATTTAATGACTCCTGCGTCATTTACATGAATCAATATGGGGATGAAAAAATCAGGCCCATCATAAAACCAGTCCTGATCTGATCCGATGCGCACTTCGTAAATGCTTCCCGAGTCAACTCCCCATTTCTCAATGATAAAGACCTCGCCGTCATGAATAGCCTTTTCAATAAGGGGTCGAAGCTTTTCTGAGTTACGTGTTTGCAGGCTCTTTGCCATTATGGCGTCTTCCATCGCGCCTGTGAAAAGTTCGTAAAAGTATTCATATCCGGAATCTTATCATCAGGCACAGCTAACTCACTCTCTAGTTTGAACATTGTAGCAATCTGTGTTGTATATTCTTCAAGGGACCGGCGCACCCACCAATTTGGTGTGATGCTTGATGATTCATCACTACCCCATTTAATGGTACTTATCAAACAACCAGATTCTGGATTAATGTATACATATTGCTGGGATTTACCAGCAGGAAAACTAATACGAAGTTGAGCTACTACACCTATGATTTCAGAATAGGTGTCACTGTTAACACCATGTACATCATAGGTATCATTTTCCCAGGCTGCTATAAAGTTTTTAACTGCATCCCGCTGTTCACGAAAATGCCCAAATAAAATGTAGGCCCATATAAGTGCGTAAATGCCGGCCAACGCAATTGCGATGGCCGTAATCATAATTTCCATCAATTAGTCCTCAGGATTTTGTAACACGTCCATTACAAATGTGCCACGTGCCTTCCACATTTCAACAACACGCTGCCGGTCCTCAAAAACCATTGCAATCGGCTCGCCGTACCGCTGCTCAATTTGATCAGCGATAGTACGCTTCTGCTCAACGTCCGGGGTGTGCTGATCGCCGCTCTTGAGGATCATATCATCTGGCATAGGTAGATCATTGCGAGCAAACCACTGCACAGTCTCGTCCAGCGTTGCAACATCACGCCCGCTTAGGACGACAACAGTAACGTCAGGGTTAGCGACAAACTGCCGGTACAGGTAAGCAACAGGCTCAACTACACCGTCATCAACACATGCGGCGTGGAACCGGTCAAAGCGACGCTTAACCTTCTTACCCGTTACAGGGTCTACAGCGGGATTTGGGCGGATGAAGTGCATACGATGCGTAACATCAGCAATTGTTCCGTCGAGATCAAATACTACTAGCATTATTGATTATACCCTTTTTGCAAGTTGGTCTTCGCGCATCCATCCACAGATGGTGCCATAATATGGCATGTTGATATTCGCAACCCAATATAACCCATGTCGACCTTCGCCACCAATCATATCAACTCTAGCAAATTCATTAGGTGAACCTAAAGGTTCACCTACAATGCGAACTTCTTCATCTACATTAAACATGTTATTCTCCTTTGCTTACTCATTTAGTATAAGCGAAGTGTCTTGCTTTGTCAACTGTTTTCTTCGTCATCTTCGTTAAGGCCCAGCCAGTGAGCCAATTCGTTATACTTGGCAGTATTGCCAAGTCCTTTGCGAACTCGACCCATTACAAGTTCATAGAAGTCATCTATGCCGTCTGCATACCTAAACACAATCGGCCAATCATCCCTAGCAATGTAGGACTTAGGCAAAATCTTAGTAGCCAATTCCTTCTTGTTAAAGTTAGCAGCAAGCCAAGCATCACGTGCCTTGAATTCAATGTCAACAACCTTGCGGTGTAACGCAACATGGAAGTCAGCTTCATACTTCTTAATACGGTTAAAGTCGTTCTCATCCAAGTGTGGATAGACGTCGTCCAAATCGTTCTCTAACAAGAGAGCAAGAACGTGGCGGTCGCTACGGATCTTGTCCTTTACCTTGTGGATACGCACATACCAGTCGTTCTTGATCTTGAGCATGTGTCCATCAGCAAAGCGGATGATGTCGCCTTCACGACCTTCCTTACCACGCTGCCGTGCAATATAGTCCTCAAACGAACCATCAACTGCACCGTAAGAAGGCACACGAGTAAGGCTAGCAGGAGTTGAATTCTGTTCGACCAAATAGTTGCCCGATTCGTTGTGACGAATTGCAAGCAACACAAGGTCTGGATCGTTGTATTCAATAACAATCCGATTGTCTGGTGCAATGAATTCAAACAGTGGAGTTACCCCCATCTTGACTGCACCTTCCATCCACACAGACAACTCCGCCCAGTCTGGACGAGTGTGCAAATAATTCTCAGCAGCTATTGAAGTGTCAGTAACGCCCATTTTGGTTCCAAGCCGAAGCTTGCCATTTACCATCATCGGACGAATCATGCTGCCGTCCATCTTTTCCACAATCGCGTGATCACGCGACATGTCAATGTTGTGCAACAGAGTTTCCTCACGCTCGCCAACATTGAAGAACTTGTGGAACGGGCGCGACATAATACGACCATCTGGATAGAAGATAAGTCCACGGCACTCACGACGCATAAGACCCTTGGGAATGAAGAACCCGTGGTTCTTCATCGTCTCCTGGACGTCAATCGTGAAAGTGTCCTCGTAACCAACATTGTAGTTGACTACTTTGAAGCCATCGCGCTCTGCAACGACAAACTCGTCGCGGCCTTCGATAGCTGGCAACACATCATCAATGTGATGAATTATTGGAAAGTCATAGTGCATATTAGAACTTCTCCACTTCACCATTAGGACCGCGCATTTCCAGTATCACAAAAGGCACCTTTGTGCTCATTGTGCACTTACCAGCCCAGTCACAAGCATCGTTCCAGTTAACAAAACGCATAGTTTCAGTAACCGTTACACCAGCAGCAACAAGGGGTGCTAGCAAAAACTTTTCAAATTCGACTACCATTCTTTTACCTCCGAAACGGTTGTGCTGTCGGACACAAAGCCCTTTTCAACAGCATCCATTAGACAAAGGAATGCATCGTGTACTGCTACACATGCGGTCATTTCGCCCCGTTGAGCATAAAAATTGGCAGTCGTGTACATGGACTTTTCTACCAACTTTTTCATCTCTTCAGTCATATCATATCTCCTTTGCTTACTCTTACAGTATAGCAAAGTGTCTTGGTATGTCAAGCCTTAAGGTAGCGATATGTGTATTTTAATAGTGCTTTGATTTGTGGCGTATCTTTGGGAAATATGTTACGAAAACGTGCATACGTGGGCAAATCTGGCATGAAAGCATCAGGATTGCGGATTACTGCATCTGGGTCTTCTGTGTCCTGAATCTCTTGGGCCAACGTTTCGCCATACGCCATTAATTCATGTGGATCACGTAGATATGTTCGTTCCCAATCTCTGTGTGTCGTAGCGTTTGCAGCCTTCTGATAACCGCTTGACATCTTGTTCATATCAGGGATGCGGCTGTGTTGCCCTTTGTGTACGAGCTCGTGGCTCATAAGACGCATTAACATCTTCTTGAATGTCTTGGGACCATACACTCCAATCAAGTTACGAGCATATAGGATTATATTGAAGTCTGTTACACGCTCGCCATCATCTGTTTCGCCTGTCGTAGCTTCAGCACTCATCCACCAGTCACTCTTTGTAGGATTGTAGTTGGTGGTAAAGTCTACCCGCAGCTCTTCATCTACACTTGCGTTAAGTAGATCCTCAAGCTGGGCAATGTTATCCAGGTCATCGTTGCTTGCTAGGTACTCTTGATATTCGTCAAGGGCATCGTCCACGCCAAAGCCGAGCTCATCTAAGAACTCGGCATCAGGTGTTACATTTGCTTCAAGTATGTCTCTGGCTCTCATACCAGTATTTAGCGGGGGAAGCGACCTAACATTGCCTCGCTGACCAACAGACGTGCTAGCTGCATATAATGCGGGCTGTCTTCAATAGAACCATTAAACGACAGAACAAGGTCGCGTAGGTCCTTAATAAGGTCCATACGCTCCTGTGCTGGGTCTCGATCTTTTAGTAAATCCATCAGTCCATCCGATAGCCTGGGTTAACTTTAACGCCAGCCATTGTGAACAGCGTTTCAGCATATGCCTGCGCACCGGTAAACTTTGCGTCAATGTTTTGGCAATGTGAATTGGAAGGGTTCCACTTTTGCCACGCCTTGCCGGTGTAGTCTTTGCGGAAGCCAATCGATTCGATCAGCTTGCGTTCCAGTTTGCCTAGCTTGGTGTTGCCTTTGTGCTCAGGGTAATATGTAACCCAAGCAAAACCACATGCGCCGCCGTCTTGACCACCGTAGTGCTGGTCCAGGAACTCTTGTGCCCGACGGCCCGCGTCAATTGTTGCCAATTTATCTGCAGTGGCAAGTTGAACGTCGTTTGAATTAAAAATAGACATTTGTATCTCCTAAGATCCCCAGTGCAGTTCATACCCAATTCCGGGTGCTGCGCAAATTGCTTCTACATAATAAAAGCGAGGAGTATGTACAGTTGACGCATATTCGTTCATCAGCATTTCAATGCCGGTAACGATGTTTACGTCCTCGTCAAACATAACGCCTACATCAGTTGGCGCAGTCATTTCGCCTTCCGTGTCATAACCCCAAGTATAGGTCATAAACAGTGAGCTGCCCTTTTTGAAGTAAACTGGCAGCTCGCTAGCGTCTAGGCTGAGGGTCCAATTTTCATTACGCATGTATATCTCCTTTGCTTACACCCTCAGTATAAGCGAAGCGTTATGGGTTGTCAACCTCTTTTTCCAAAATATGTTCGGTTGAGTAGTTCCAATAGAGTGCACCACATCCTGCGCCAAGGAGCAATCCAAGTGGGTGTCCTCCGCTAGCGAAGATCGCGAGATTATGACACGCTGCAACCCATCCCACAGTGTCTACAGCACGATTTGCAAATTCCGGCTCATATCCGCTTTCGATAAGTATAGCCTTACCACCATACTTCATGGCAATTAAAACAACCACGCCGAGAAGTGGATCACTTGTAGGTATTAGGGGATTTAACTCAACATATGCAGGGTTTACAAGAATCTCGTATGTGGTAAGCGCGTCTGCAATGTCGCCTGACCCGATCCTTGCTCCCTCACCAAACTTTGGTTTATCGTCAATCTTTGGGTCATCGTCAATCTTTGGCACAGAGCTACATCCTGCAATGAGCAGTAATGTGGAAATGATTAATAAAAATCTCATTGGTATTCCTTTGTATATCTATACAGAGTAACAAAAAAATCCAATGATGTCAACCACTTATTATACCAATAGCATTGCCAGTAAGAAGGGTATCATTTGCATGGTGGTAAGCGAAAGAAGTGCAGCGCCACCAAAAATACTTACTACTATACCAAGCCAAAATAAGAAGCCCTTATTGTCAGCATTATGGCTAGCCAGGGTGGCTCCTATAAAGGTGATAACAATTGTAATAGTTAGAATCATCTTCTTTCCTTTCCAGCCTAAAGGCCAATAATAAACAACAATAGTCCAACCCACCATGCGCCTGATGATGGACTAGTGAATAGCATGAGAGCGAAGCCAAAGAACCACATTTTTCTTCCTTACAGTTTGAGGGTTGGATACACTGTGTCTTTCCAAAGTTTGTATTCTTTTTCTTTCCACAATGCATATTTGTCTTCTGGGTCTTGTTCAATGTCGTTTTCTTCGCGCCACCTTTGGTCTTCTTCCCATTCTGCAATAGCCTCTTCTTTCGTGTAGAAGCGGCCTTCATCCCAGTTCCAATGATTGATGTTGTAAACTTGGAAGTTGAAGAAGAACCACAGGAGTGTTAAATTAACGCGAGGCCCTGCATGGTCTCCGCCAGTCCAACTTGTATCCACATGTAGCTCAAAGATGGATCGTAATGGCATACGCGAGATTTGCAGCTCTGTTGCCCAATTCTTACTTAGGCGCTTGTCCCACGCGACGTAGTTTTTTTGCTCGACCTTGTCGCTAGGTTTCCAATGGTTAATACGAAAAATAAATTCAAGCATGTTATCACCTATTAAAGTAAATCAAAGCAAACTATAAGAAAGCCAATCCACCACCAAACGACAACTGGATTGCTCCAGTTAACAATCATAATAACGAGTCCAAACAGCCACATATTAGCCTCCTACAGCCATTGCCATGTCTTTAGTTTCAAAGATGCGCTCCAGCGTGTCTGTGTCAGTCTTGTCGTCGCGTAGTTCCACAAAACGCGGGTGGCTTAGTGCATAATACTCGTTGCTGCGGCCACGTGTAATGTCGCTGCATGTTACAGTCATTACTTGCCCCATCAGTTCGTCGCGCCGTGCATCCATGTCATCCAGTTCAGCATCAGTAAACCCACTTGCAAAGCCTTTAACGTTGCCGTCATCTGTTGCAAACTCAATGCTACCAATTTTACCTTCGCGCTTTGTGCCAACTGTACCGGGCTTAAACCCTGTAATGCGCACATCAGCATCAATCTCTAGCTTGAGCTTTAGTTGCTGTGGGCTTGTGCCGTCGCGGAAGATAGCGTTATGGTCTTTCCAAATAGCACCTTCGAGCCCTTGCTCCATCCATGCGGCGCAGTGTTGCAACGCTTCGGCAACAGTGTAGACGATGTGTGTTTCAATAACGCGAATATATGGGCAGTCTTCACCAATGTAGTCAACAAGTGTTTCGAAACGTCGGTGGTATGGTGTGGTGCCTTTGATTTTGTTTGCAGCGTTGGTGTATTCTTCCAGCGTTACATAGTCCCAAAGATCTAGCACAATCTCAGCGCCCGCAGGCAAGTCCATGCTTTTGATAAGTCCGTTACCTGTTGCACGATCACAAATTGTTCCGTCTGCAAGGCGCACTGTCAATTCACCGATATAATGTCCATCTTCTAGATATTTAAGATGCGCATTAATCAACGGATAATCGTAGCTTTCACCGCTGCGGCTGTTGCAAATAACTTCATTGTTTTCAACTGTAAACTCGCGGTAAGTGCCGTCAGCCTTCAACTGCACAAAGCTATCTTCAGGATTAATTTTGCCCCGCGTCTTTTCGCTGAACAACCCGCAACGCATGTAGACGGGCTTGACAATGAGCCCTTTAAACACTTTGTTGATGTTGCTACGGCCCATGTTAATCCGCAGGTCACGAGTGAGAACTTTGGCTACAATATCTCTGTTATCGTCACTCAGATTCCAAAGAACGTCGTCCAACATGTAAAGCGCATCATTGCCTGTTGTGTTGCGATTCGCAAACTCTTTTTCCAGGACAGTCAATGCCCATTCCAAATCACCAGTAGGATTAGGATTTGATGGTCTAAGTGTGACATTCTTCATCGTAATGCCATATGTGAACGCAACCTTGTCATATGTCATCTTGAGAACACGCTGCAACAATTCATTGTCGGCGTGTTTGCGCAGCACGTCCATTTTGTAGTTGCTGCCATTTTCCAAGTTCAGTTCTTGTATAATAAGATGAATCGGGGTCACAATATTTTCCTTTTGCTTACAATACTACTATAAGCGAAGTGTCTTGGTTTGTCAACCGTTTTCTTTGAGATTTACGATTAATTGCTGATGCGATAATCTTTGTGACAAGCTAAACAGGCAGGGCCTATAATGCGCATTGCAGCCATTGTTTCCTCAGAAGATGAAACGCTAATGTCATTTAGAACAGTGGCCATTTCTGCAGCCCGTTGAGCAAACCCTTCACGGTCGTCCCAAATAGCCGGGCTTGCTTCTGACTTTGGATCGTTTGCCTGCGTTTCAAACAACGCCACAATGCGATCAGTTTCTGCTTGAAGAGCTGCAAGTGCTGTGGTGGCGGAAGTTTCGTCAAATGCCACTTCGCCTTTTGCCATTTGACCAAGTGTCTTTAGCTCGCTAGCCATTGTCATCATGCCTGCCATCCGCGCTTTGACATGCGGGTCATTAACGTCTGTGTGGGCAATCGCCACTGTTGCGGCTGTTGCAAATAATGCAACGAGTATTGTCTTATCGAGTAGCATCATCTATTGTTGTTCCTTGCTGCTATACATAGTCAATCCATTTTTATTTAGTTCCCACTCAGTAATAGCTAGAACATAATTGTATCCAGGATAGTCATTTGCTTTGTGCCAGTATTCGACTTCCTTACGGACTTTTTCAACATAGAGTTTTTCTGCGAGTATCATTTGCCAATATCCTCTGACCACCTATGGGTGTATCGTTTTAGGCGCTTATGATTAGGCGGATAATGCTGCACACCAATATCAGTAAGGGCAGAGCACGAAATACATTTCATTGTCACCGCAGGGTCAATATGTACCTTAGAATCTGAATGACTGCCTGGATAGTATCGCAAATCTTCTCGATTAACTTCAAGAAGTGCGCCACAGCCGGTGTGGTTGTTACCAAAACCTGTGCAGTATATTTCTACACTCCAGTTTTCGTTACATGGCGCGGGCTTAATAATTTTCATATTGAACTCCATTGTTACACTTTTATTATAGCCGATAGTGACTGATTAGTCAACTGCTACATAAGCAGTAATCCAAGTATTTTCACGCTCGGTGTAATTAGACCAAAACTTACGGTGTTCGTCTTCGTTGTCCTGTAAACTGAATTTGTAACTGATGACCCCCAGCCGATTCGGCTCTATAACGTGTGTCTTGTACAGAGCATCTGCCCACCTGAAAAATAGTTCGCCTGTGTAATAAAGATTACGTTCTATTGATACGTTAGCAAGAGCTTCTTCTTCACCATTCAAAACAATGCGATCGCGCCATGGCACATTGTTGCCTGACCAGCCATATTTTAGTTCATTTTTGTATTCATGGTCCATACCTTCGTCCCATTTCGCATTAACCCATTGTGATTGTGCGATACGAACCTCTTGATAGAACTTCATGATCTCATGGATATTGAACTGATATTCGCGCTCTTTTGCGTGGGTCCAACGCGGCGTTCTATCATTATTATATTGTGGAGGAAATTCAGGAACCTCCACCACACTAAGAACACAATCTTTCCACGTGTCTACCTCCCAATCGCACGGGATTTTGATCTCAGGCGTGTAGCGCATCTCACCAACAGCATGCCAGCCAGAGGTGGTTGCATGATTGTTTTTGACTAGATGCCTGCGCTGCAATGCATTAACGATTCGCCCGTCAAGCTTTTCAGTTGTACCTAGCACCATTTTGCGCAGTGTTTTCAATTGGTTTGGTGTTAGCGATACCATTCTACTAGCTTCCTAACATATTCAGGACTCGCATCACCTAGATCTGCGCCCTCAGAGCCTGCTACGCTTACTGTGTGCGCCTTGTGCGCTGTCTTTGCCAGCTTACGTCCAGCAGCACCTGGGTCACAAACGGCTACTGTAGGGCGCTGTGTGCGCACAAAACTCAACCAATTCAATGTGCTAGTGTTTGGATCGTTAGAAAGCACTGCAATCGCGCTGTAGCCGAGCTGTGTAAGCCGTGCAGCGTCGAAGATGCCTTCTGTGATAAACAGTACAGTAGACAAATACCAGCTTTCTAGCCCCCACACTGCAACGTGTTTAACGTGCTTCTGGATTAGCTTTTTGCCACG